TGGGTGCCGTTGTCGCCGAGGCGGGGAACCATCTCGGCGTTGAACGGCGCTATAGCGATGTAGGCGAGCGCGGCGACGAGAATGTTTATCGCGATCATCATCCCGACCGCGACGACCACCGCGACCCGTGAAGCGGTGGTGTGCCAGTGCCGCTTCACAGCTTCTTCGCCCACTCGGTCCTCCCGACCTTGCGATACCGTCGCGTTCTCTCACGGCTACATTCGATACAACGGCGGTGAGTCCCATCACTATCGACTCTCACATATGTGTTCTCGGGTGTGAACTCATGTCCGTGCTTGCAGTGAGTCTTCGGAATCCTCGGCGGCCGTTTCGGTCGTTCCTGTCTCCGATGCCATTCACGGCGGCTGTGGTTAGAGCACTTACGGCATGCCCGCCCATTATCACCGTTGGGTGCGGTGTTCTCGGGTGTGAACTCATGCCCACGCTTGCAGTGAGTCTTGGAAGCGTTGTGGTGGGTGCCATTACGAACAGCGTCCAGGATGTTTTCGGTGCGGGTTCCCCACCGTAGATTCTCCAGGCGATTATCGGCGGGGTCGTCGTTGTAGTGGCACGCTTCCAACCCTGGAGGACAAGGCCCGACGAACGCTTCCAACATCAACCTGTGGACGAGTCGCTTCATCTGCTTACCGGGACTGCAAAGGCTGACGGTGAGATGGCCGGACTCCGTGTGCGCAGCTTTAAGTATCTGGCCATGGCGTGAGTTTGTTCCTGTGCCGCGACGGCGGACACGGTCTAAGCTTCGCACCCGGCCTAGAGTGCTGATCTCGTAAGAATCCTCAAACCCCGCTATGCCACACCACATTTCGGTCATCTACGTCAATTTACCCTTCAGCCATTCAGACACATCAAAGATTTCCGACAGGGGTCCAATGTCCACGTCTGGAATGTTATTGAGCTGCTTGCGCACGTCCTCGGCCAGGTCGGGGATCGCGGGTAGGTGCAACTCCGGAATGTGCAGCTTCAGTTGATCACTGATGGTTTTGGCTACGGCGGCGGCGATCACCGGCAGCAGAGCCGTCACCTGTTTCACGATCAACGGACCCAGCTTCTCGATCAGCTTCTCGGCCAGCATGGTTGCGATAGCGTTCACTGTTCCTCCACTTTCGTTGTGATCGCCGACAAATAGCCGACCTTGCAGTCCTCCAGGTTGTGGTAGCCCTCACCGGAGTCGGCGACCGTTTTGCCGTTGGTTGCGATGGCCCGCCAGCGCCACTGGTTGTTCAGGTCCTTGTAGTACTCGACGTGGGACGGCATCACGGCTCCATCATTCGGGGCACAGTAGGCACCAGATGTGTTTCCAGCAGCAGCCGGTGCGGCCGGGTTTCACCCGGTCTTTCAGGCCGCAGGACCAGCAGCGCTGCCGCTTCGATGCCTGCCAGTACACGTCGCATCGCGCACATGTCCAGCGCTCTAGTAGTACTGGCCGGCGAACGGGCCGGGCACCGCCGCTATCCACAGCACCAGTCCGATGATGATGAGCGCCGCCCCGACATACACCAACGGCCGAAATAAGAACCAGCCGAGGATGAGCAGGATCAGTCCCAGGATGATCATCGCGTCCTCCTTGCAGTCGCCATAACTGTGCTGTCTACTGGGTGAGTAGTCCGAGTTGGTCGAGCACCGTCAACACAATCCCTGCCACCAAACCCCCGGCGACGAGCAGGCACGCCACGATCGCCACAAGCATCTGGACACGCTCCCGGCGGGTCACTGCAGCCTGCTCGCGACGTCGATCGGGAAGCCCTGATTCCACATCGCCCAGGTGCCGGGGAACAGGTAAAGCGTTGCGGTGGGTACCTTTTCGCGGATCAGTGCTGCTGCTTTGTCGACCCCGGTCATGCCGTCCCACAACGCATACGCCGGGTCGCCGTATTTACCGTGCGCGTTGGATGCGATGAACTTCACCGCGTCGAACAGCAGATACACCAGATTCGGGAGTATCGCGAAAAGCTGCGACACCCCGAGCAGTTGCCCGAATAGGTTCGACGGTCCGCTTGTCATCACACCACCGAGCCCGGACAGCACCCCGGCCAGCGGGTCGGAGGAGGGTTTCTGCCCGATCAGCTCCTGGAATGCCTGCGTCGGGAACATGGTGAACAGATACATCGCGAAATCGGTTGTGAGTTCGGCGCGCACCAGGATCTGGTACAGCAGAAACAACAGGCCGCGGGCGCGGGGATACCAGTCCCCTTCGATGGAGAAACTGTAGTAGCGGTCCCGACACCACGCCGGTTGCGGCGCTTTCGAGATGCCTTCGCCGGGGTCGTCGCCGAGCAGCGACCCGTCGGCGGGCATCGCCGGGTCACCGAACGTGACCACCATTTTCACGAACTGGCGCCACTCGGTGGGTAGCCGGTCCAGGAATTTCTTCACCGACACGCCGCCCATGCTGTAGCCGATGGGGATGATCGGCATACCGACGTGGCTGCTGTAGAGCCGGAACGCTTCGGCGGCGAAGTCGTTGGTGTCCTTCTCGAACGATGGCGCGTTGGGTGGGTTCAGAAACGCTTCAGATCTCGCCCACACCCCTTGGATGGGGTAGCGCGAAGGTTTGGGTTGCGGCGGCCCCGGCGGGGTATAGGCGCCGATCGCTTGGCGCACAGCAAGATTCGCCACGCCGTCGGTGCGGAGCTGTTTGTGTTCGGTGGCGTTGATGTAGGTGGTGAGGTCCCGGATCGCGGCGGCGGTGGCTTCGGTGTAGGTGGTGTCCTCGACGACGCCGTGCTCGCGGGCGTGCGAGTTACGCGGGTAGGCGTACAGCAGCCGGTGCTCGATCTTGCGCACTTCGGGGCTGACGTCGCCGATCCCGTACCCGATCCAGGCCCCGTGTTCGTCTTTCATTCGTCGGGCTCCTGACCTGATCCCTGGCAGACGATGGTGTCCCCGTCGAACGTGTCGAGGTAGTGCGTCGGGATCTCCGGGACGAACCGATCACCGCAGCCGGGGCAGCGCACAGGCTCGGTCATTTCTTGTCAGCCGCCGCGAGTATCGTTTTCGCCCGATCCGCAGCCCAATCGGGCAGCTTCACTGGGGCTTTCCCGTCGGCTACCCTTTGCACTTTCGCCAGCGATGCGGGCTCGCCGAGCAGCGCCAGGATTTCGACCCTGGCTTCGTGGAGCATGCCGTTGGTTTGACGTAGCACTTCGTCGATGCCGCCGATGCTGTCGTCGTTGTCGCGGTAGATCGACCGGGACGCTTCTTTGCTCGGCATAGGCTCCTCCGGTTGTCCTGACATGAACGCCTCGACGTCGTGGGCCAGCACATCCCACGGGAAGTTCGGACCCATATCGGTGTGGTCACCCACCCCAAGATGCTCAGTCACGTAGGCGTGGTCGGCGATCCCCGGCGGATCATCCTCATACGGCGGCGATATCACCCGCGGCTGGATGCCGTATTTCTTGCAGTCAGCCACCATCAGCCACGCCATGATGCGGATCGCGTTGCGGGCGTGGCCGATCCAGTCATCGCGCGACCAGTTCACGGTGGAGCGGCCGATCACGTAGTTGATGGAGCGGTTGTTCGCGTCCAGGCACGCCCACGCCGCCGCGTCGGTGTCCACCAGGTCGTAGACGGTGTTGCCGTCCGGGTCGTTGTCGATGACGTAGTGGTAGCTTCGGTCCCCCATGTTTTCCATGAAGTCGATCAGCTCGAGCCCGCCCGCCCCTTCGGTGGTGTGCCCGAGGCATAGGTCGATGGTGGTGCCCTGCCTGTTTTGGCACTGCCCCGAAATCTTGCGCTGCCCGACGAAGTTGACCTCGTTGAAGGATGGCCCGGTCACCGCCACCGGGGTCGGAGTCGGCAGCGGCACCGGGTGCTCAACGATGGCGCGGTTGTACAGATCCCACGCTTCGTCCCATTTTTGGGCGTAGCGGTCCGGGAACGCGGACCCTTGCACTTGCTGGACGTAGGCGCCGGCCTTCTGCGGGTTGTCGCGGGCGTCTTCGTAGTCGTCGCACAGGGCGTTCAGAAATAGGTCCGTCGACTCTTCCAGCGACATGCGTTTGCGTGAACCTTCCGGGTCGCCGTACAAACCGCCCCAACCCCACGGCGGGCTGACACCCGGCGCGCTGCACTGCTGCTGGTAGTAACCCACCGACAAGCCGTCGTCGGATTGGGAGTCGTGCGGCCACTGCTCACTGCAGGGGTCCGCGTCGTTGTACGGGCACCAAAAATCCGACTCCACCAGAACACACATGATGCACATGACGGTGGCCAGGTCGTCGAGACCGCGGCGCAACGCTACCGCGTGAATGGTGCGCACCGCATCCTCTTTCGAGGTCATGCGTTCGTCGGCCTGCCACACGAAACTCACAGCACGGTCTCCAGATCGTCGATGAGCCCGAGCACCGCGACCGCGACACCGATCGCGGCGGCGATGACCAGACCGGCCACCAACGCGGCGTATCGCAGTTTCATCTGCGTGGCATCCCCGCGTCGGTGAAACCACCCCACGGCGGAACCGGGGTGTCATAAGACGATTGGGCGGCGGCGTGGGAGAACAAGCTCGCCGAGATCCACTTATCCCTGCTCGCGGTGTCGTGATTCAACGCGAACATGTACGCGAGTTTCCGCGGCGTGTCCAAACCCCACCACGGGCCTTTGCAGTAGGCGCTCACCCACCCCATCTCACTTGTCGGGTCATGCGATTCGATCATCCCGCCGTCCACAAGGCTGTTGCCGTGCTTGGACAGATCATTCGGTGTCGCGGTGTTGTAGCCGCCACCGTTGGACGACAGGCTGCCGCCCGTCCAGGTGCCGTTCACCAGGATGAACGCATCACCCTTGCCGGCGGCACGCCGCGCATCCGCCACCTGACGGGCCGTCTTACAGATCGCCACCGCACCGGCCCGGTAGGCGGCCTGATCCACACTGCCCCAATCAAACCCGGGATACCACGACCTCGAGCCGCAGTCATCCAGGAACCATCCCGAGGCGTGCGGGTTGTCGTCCAACATCTGGTGCAACACCCCGGCCAGTTTGGATTGCAGTATCCCGCCGGCCCGGAAATCCGCCAGCTTCCCCGTGCTGTTACACGTCAAACTGCCCGGCCACAACGGAACCGCGCCACCGTATTTGCTGCTGTTGAACAACAGGTTGTGGTACGGCCCCGTCACATTGAGCACCAAAGCGTCCAGATAGATCAACACCGTGCCGCCACCGGCCGCGACCTGCCGCACCGCGGTGTCCGCGAAATTCGTTCGCCCGCAGATCACCAGCGCGCCCGGTTTCGCGTACTGGCCCACCGCAGACGACGACGTGCCCCCGTACAGGATCAGGCCGGGTTGGGTGGGCCGATTCTTCGGCGTCACCGAAGGCGGCGGTGTCGGAGCGGGTTCCGGCTGCGGCGGGGTCGGATCTGGCTGCGGCGGTGTCGGTGTCGGCGCCGGCGCGAGGGTGTCCATCGTCACCTGAAACGTCGGAATCGACACCTGACCCACCACCGCACCCGAAGCATCCACGAGCGGGGTAGTAACCCCGGTCGCCTTATAGACTTCAGTCATATGACACCCTGACCGCTACGCGCCGAGGAGGTCGTGATTCCAGGTCGCCGTGAGGGTGTCGGATGCGCCTTTCGCTGATATCCCGGTGACCAGAATCCGCGAAATCGTGTTCGCCTCAAGGGATGTCGCGTCGGTGCCGATAGTATCGTTCACGACGACCGCTTCGGTTATCGGCGAAGCTGTGGTCGCCTCCCCTGCGGCGTACGTCCTTTTGTAAGTGATGCGCCGCGACGAACCGTTCAGCGAAGACTGCGGATAGGTGGCATCGAACGCTTTGTTGCTGCCTGTGAGGTAAGTGGTCAGCGCGGAGCCGGTGCTGTTCTTCGCGACCGCTGTCGACCCGGTACCCAACTTCATGCCCGTCGGTGAGGCCGGGGGCGAACCGATCCCCGCGCCGCGCTCCCCGTACATCTGGTCGCCGACGCGGGTGACCAGGTTCTTGCCGCGAAACGACTCAATCAGATTCCCATCCGCATCACGGCGTTCCAAAATCAATTCACCGACCACACCGGAGTGGTCGCTGTGCTGTTCTGTCATTTTTTGATCCTCTCGTTGACGGGCAGAACATTCGTCGTCTGAAAATGCTCACCAGTGTTCAAATCGACATCGCAGGTCACCCGATATTTTACGGTGTCCCCGCCCCCGGAAAGCCGCACCGTCACCGTTTTCGTGGTGAAACTGTCCTCCACAATTTCCAAAGCCTCATACGGCGCCACCGCATCGGGCTGCGACTCCAGCGTGACGGTCGCGGCGATGATGTTCACCAGCTCGGGAAGGAACCGTTTCCCCTCCTCTTCCTCGTCGGAGCCCCAATCGAACACGTAGTCGGCGATATCGGCGGGGTCCTTCGTTTTCCACTTCCGCACAACTGTCTCCTATCCGACGACTTCCAATATTCGCGACTCGACGGGAATGGTCGCCACCACCGAACCCGCCACCACTGTTTGGGCGCGGCTTTCGTACCCGATATCCGCTGTTCGTGATTCTCCCACGATATCGAGCACACGAGACTCGACAACCATGTCCACGACGCGGCATTCAACGACAACCGTCCATTGCCTGCCGCCGGGAATGACGGTCCCTAAATGAACGGACGCTATTTCGGTGATGGTGATGGGTTCATGGATGGCCAGGGTGTCCATCCCGGTGAGCAGCGCGTCGACGACCCCCACCTGGTCGGTGATGATGGGGCCGTAATCCGCGATTTTGGTGAGCGCATCGGCCACACCGATGTTGTCTGCGGCGGTGAGGGTGAACGTCAACCCGAACACCGCGCTGTCAGACAGCGCCACGCCGTCGCTGAGAACACGTGTCGCGGTCCACGCGAACTCGTCGATGGCATCCACACTGTCAGCGGTGGTGTGGACAAAATCGGTGGTCACACTGACCGCGTCAGCGATACCGACCGGGTCGGTGACATCACGTCCGACGGCGAAATTGACGCTGTCAGCGACTCCGACCGTCTCGGTGACTTGCCTGCCGACTGTCAGCAGCAGACTGTCGGTGAGCCCTTCCAGATCGGTTGCGGCGCGCGGGAAATCCGTCGCGAACGATGCGCTGTCGGTGAGTCCGACCGGGTCGGTTTGGGTGCGTCCGGCCTCAACGGTCTTGCTGTCAACGACGCCTACGCTGTCGCTGAACACGCGAACGTAGTCGGCCACCACCGCTAGGATGTCGCCGACGCTTATCGGGTCGAGCGCGTCGATAGCCCCCGCCGCCTGCGCCACGAACGTCGCAGTGTCGGTTATCCCGACCGTGTCGGTGTAGGTCTGCGCTACCGCCGCCGTGTAGGTCAACGCATCAGTTACCCCGACCAGGTCGGTGATGCTGCGCCCGAAATCGCGGCTGATGGTATCGGTTACGCCGACGTTGTCTGCGGGTGCGCGTACCCAGTCCTGCGCGACAGTGAGGCTGTCGGTGATTCCGGCGGTGTCGGTGAGGGTCCGCGCGTAATCCGTGGCGAAGCTGATCGCGTCGGTGACGCCGACAGAATCGGTTTGCGGGACGGCGTAGTCGGCGCCGAGCACCCCCGCGTCGGTTATCCCGACCGGGTCGGTTTGGCTGCGAACCCAATCCTGGGTGACGGTGATCGCGTCGGTGACACCGACCGCATCGGTTGCGGTGCGACCCGCTTCGAGGATCTTGCTGTCGGTGATCCCGACCGGATCGGTCTTGGTGACCGGGTAGTCGAACGCCACCGACGCCGAGTCGGTGACGCCGACCGCGTCGCTGATGTCCCGGGTGACCGCGAAGCTGATCGAGTCGCCGATACCGACCGGATCGGTTTGGGAGCGAACGTAATTCAGTACGTCGCTGTAGTCGTCGAGGAGCCCGACAGGGTCGTTGGGGGAGCTGGTGAAGTTCGACCCGGCGGCGGCGGCGATCGAGCAGCCGTTCATGCGGGCGTTGTTCGCGGTGCCCGACCAGGTGAACGTCACCGTCGACGCGCCGGCGGCGTCGGCGACCCCGATCCAGCCGGCGGCGCCGCTGACAACCGACCCCGCCGAATACTGCGACGTTTGGTTGCTGGTGCCGATGGTGACGTTGTTGGACGCCACCGAGAACGCCATCTGATCGGCGGCCGACGTAACAGCGATGCTCAACACGGTCGCCTGCGCGGGCACGTTGACGATCGGGGTGGTCGCATCCGCGCCCGAATACGCTACCGACTGCCCGGCGATCGCTGTTTTAGTGGCGGTCCCACCCGCGGTCACGGCGACGGTCTGAGTTCCCGACGGCGGGTTCAACAGCCAGTAAAGCCCGATGCCGGCGCGGCTGGTGCTCGTGCCCCACTGGTTGAACAGCCGCTCGTTCATGGCGACCCCGCCGTAGGTGACCGAACAGGTGTAGCTCGTGGAGTTCGTCGACACCGACATGTTCACACCCACCACGACGACGGTGTTGGCGTCCGACGAGGCGATGGTGTGCGACCACGACGTGGACAGGGATGCGCTCGACCCGGTGGTGCGGTTACCGGCCCCTGAGGAGACCCTGGCGACGGCCATTCACACCGACCGGATGATGCGCCACTTGGATGTCGCGTTGTTGTACACGAACTCCATGTCGAGCCGGGCGGTGGTGACCGTCGTCGTGGGCAGCGCGACAGTTGAGGCTTCGAACGCCGACCCGAAACTGATAGCGCGTGCGGCGGTTCCGGTGACCGCGATACCGAGTCGCTGCCCGGGGCTGGGTGTGCCGGTCGGGTTGTTGATGGTCACCGCCCCGGTCAGGCCGGTGTCCTCGACGTAGTCGGTGGTGTCTGCGTTCACGGTCAGCGACGTGGTGTTCGACACCGTCGAAGCGCGCGGAGCCCGGGATGAGACGGTGTCGAGCAGGTTGCCCGGTTTGTCGGTGAACGCCGTTGCGGTGGCCGCCGATGCGTGTGAGTTGCCGATCGCTATCGCTGTTTTGGTGTTGCAGTAGATGGCGTATTTGCGTTTGTTGGCGGGGGTGCCGTCGGTGTTGCCGAAGTCGTTGCCGGTGATCGTGAAAACAGTGCCGCCCGCGTTGGACAGGTTGATATCCGCGTAGGTGTTGTTGGCCGATATACCGTTGGAGTGGAACGTGTTCCCGACGATGATGATCTCGTCGGCGGAGGTGTCCAGGAAGATGCCGTCGTTGTCGGCGTGGTCGATGCCCATCCCGACCAGGGTGTGACCGATCCCGTCGATGACGATGTTTGGTGAGTTCGACCCGCCGAAGATGTCGCCGCCGTAGAACCGGTTGAGCACACTTTTGATGACCAGCGGCGCCTGATTGGCGTCGTGATTACCTGAAATCGGTTTGATCCAGGTGGTGTCCGAGCCCCGCACGTCGATGCCGGGGCCGGCGCAACTGGATACCACAACCCGGTCGGCGTAGATGGCGCGCCGGAACCCGCCGTAGAAGATGCCGGTCGACTTGGTGTTGTACACCTCGACGTTTCTCAGCACCCATTCGTCTTCCTGGGTGGACACGTTCGCGACGAAGTTCAAACCGATCCCGCTGGAGGTTTGGTTGACCTTGTTCCCGTCGATCTCGATGTTTTCGATCGTCCCGTAATGGGAGGTGTTCGGGATCGTGATCGAGTTGACGTTAGTTGAGTTCTTCAACTTCAGGATCGAGCGCTGCGACGTCGGCGCAGTCTGCGAATATTTACCTTGACCGACGCCGAGAATGTGCGGGGCGTTACTGAAGGTGAGCCCGGTGTGGATGTAGGTCCCGGCGGGGAAGAACGTGATCCCGCCCGCGGCTAAAGCGTTTGTGATGGCTGTGGTGTCGTCGGTGGAGCCGTCGCCGGTGGCGCCGAACGCTTTGACGTTGTTGACCCAGTTGCCTTTATCGAGAAACGCGCCCGAGTTGAACGTTTTCGCCCCGGTCACGGTTTGTGTCCCGGCCAACGCCACCAGGTTCGCGGCGGTGATCCGCGCGTCTGCTGCGGTGCTGAAATCCGAGATGGTGGAAGCTGTTTGGGTGCCGGTATGGTTGGCGCGGGCGAGCAGGGTGGCGTCAGAAGAGTTGGCTGTGGCCCCGGTGGCGATCCCGGCGAGTTTCGTTGTCGCGGCGTTGGTGTCGGTGCCGAGCCCGTTCATCGCAGCCGCGGTCACCGAGTCGCCGTTGATGTAGTCGGTTTTGTTGGTCATCAGTGCTGCCTTATCTCGACGGTCAACGCATGCCACAAACTGGTCGATATGGTCAGGTTCATCGCCCCGTCGGTGGTGGTGAAGTCCTTCGTGGAGACAGCGAAATCCGTTGAGGCGCCGGTTGCGCGCCGGGTGTAACCGGCCGGGTTGGAACCCAACGCCGTCCCGAACGACAGGTGGTAGTGCAGGATCGCCGACGTTCCGTCACTGTTGGTCAACGTGACCGACGGCGCGGCGACGGTGGTGGAGGAGCCGTTGGCTTTCTGATGCCCACCCAGCGGGGTTCCGCTGTTGTTGCGCAGCACCGTCGCGGCGATTCGGTCGGCGTTCGTCCACGTCCCCGTCGTGTGGTTGGTGGCGGTCGCCACGAAATAGTTGGTTCTCGACCCTTGGCTGGACACGCCCTGGCTGTCGATGTCCACCCACGCCGGAACGGTGCCCGACGCCGTGGGTTTGGTGGGGATGGTGGCGCCGTTGGACAGGCAGGCACAGATCACGATCACATCCCCCACCGCGTGGGTGGGGATCGCAACCGAATTCGCGTTCGCGACATTCGTCCCGATGTGGGTGACATTCGGGAGCAGCACGAACGTCGACCCCGAATCGTTCAACCCGACCGGATCAGCCGGGGAACGGGTAAAAGCCGACGTATAGGTGAACGAGTCGGTGGCGGTGACCGGGTCCGAAGCGGCTTTGCTGTACGTCCAGGCGCGTTTCACCCACCACCCCGTGGTGGACGGCGGCCAATATCCGGGAGCGGTCATGACGTCGTGTAATTCTGTTGGAAATCGGTTGCGGCGCAAGCCGACAACACAACTTTGTTCCACACCAGCACCTGACCCAACTGGCAGGCCAGCCGCGCCTGGTTCGGGCCGGTCAAATCCAGCCGCCAACCCCCGTCCTTCTGATTGGACAGCACCCCGTAGTAGCCGAGCGGCTCAACCTGATTCAGCGCTTGCGCCATCTCCTGCCAGGTGGTCATCGGGAAATAGTCCACCTGAACCGGTTTGCTTGTGGCTTTAGCCATTTATGGGGTGTCCTGTCCTGTCCACTGGTTCACGCCGCCCGGTTTCCCCTGGCTCGACCCGTACATGGCGCCCTGCGCGGACCCGCCGAACCCCCAACACCTGTAGGAGGCGCCGTAGTTGGAGGTGGTGTCGCCGTAAGCGCCGGAAGCCAACACGGTGGTGCCGATCTTGCATGTGTAAAACCGGGGTGTTGTGGTGGCTTTGTCGCCGCACACCAACGTCAGGACGGCGCCGTTACCGGGGATCGCAGACAAGGTTCCGTTGGTGAGCACCGCCAGCCCGGGTGTGCCTGTGGTGGTGGTGGCCAGCGACCACGTCCCATACGCGGACACAATGAACACCACGAAACTGGTTCCGGTGGTGTTCATCCGCCCTATCACATAGTTCGCGCCCGCATACCCGGTTTTCTTCGTCGGCCCCGAAGACAGGACTGTCGAGATGGTTTGGTAGTCGATCGTGGATGTCGAGCCGGTCCCGATGAAACGGTTGATCGAATCAACGTTGCCGTTCGGGTAGTCCGAATCCCAGACGGCGTTGTGGCCGTCAACAATCCACGTCCCATACCCGGACGAATAACTCTCGGACCAGTTCGACCCCAGTGTGGATGCGGTGCGTTCGAAATCGTCGGTGGTGACCGCCGCGGTCGGAGTAGCCGCCGTATTGAGTTGCGCTTTTATCTGCTCGATCTGCGCAGCGTTCGACAAGATAGCCTCAGACTGCGCCTGCAATGCCGCCGCCGAATCAGTGTGCGAGAACCCGGTTCCCGTCCACCCCAACAAATTATTGACTATGTTGTCGACGGTGCCGGGATGATTCTTGACACCCTCGGCAGCGGCGAACCAGACTTGCCCGGCGGTCAGGTTGGCGCCGATTTTGAAATGCATCCGGATCTCATCGACCCGCTCATCATCCAGCAAAGGCACCACATAGTTCGCTGCGAGTGTCTGCCACGTCCCCGACGAGAACACCGGGGCGACGATACTCGCCAAGTCCTCGAACCCGGTCTCCTCCATCACATGCGTCACCGCGTTCATCGCATACTTTGTGACACCGATACCGATCGGATTACTGCCGGTGTAGGCGAGACCGGCCCATTTCGTGCGGACGCTCAACGCGACCGACTCGCCAGGAGAGACACGGATCTGGTTCGACAACAACGAATTCGCGGCCCCGTCGGCGGTCACCTTCGCCGACTGCGACACCGCAGCAGTGTCCGGGTCGGTGAACGTCGTCGTAGCGTCCTGAACCCAATTACCGCCGGGCATAGGCGAAGTCAGCGCCGTCGAGCCATGGAAGAACGGGTTTACGAAAGCGTTCGGGGAGATCGACGTGACCGCCGGGGCGGGCAGCAGACCGGTCATCGTGTAATGCGGGATCTGCCCCGTCAAATTGATCGACGGCACCGGAGTATAAGTACCCAGGGCGCCGAAGCTGAACAGGTCACCCAAATCGCCGAAAATGCCGGTGATCGCCTCAGTCAACTGCCCCACGATCGGAATCCCGGACAAGAACCCGGAGAAGAAATCGGTCAAATCGGTGAGGCCGCCGCTGAACAGCCCGGTGATCGCCTCGACGATCTGCCCCAGGATCGGGATACCGGACACGAACCCTTCGAAGAACGCCGCCAAATCAGTCAGATCCCCGGACAACAAACCCGTGATCGCTTCGACGATCTGCTCGATCAGCGGCCCGATGAACGGCAGATCGTAAATGAAATTCAGGATCAGATCGAAACCACCCTCAGCCGACAGGAAATGCCCGTGCATGGCGTCGTTGATCTGTGTTTCCCAATCGGATTGGGTGGTGGCGGCATAGGCGGCGAAACCTGGTGCGGCGTTGGTTGCGGTGTCCGGTAAATACGCGTCCGGCTGAATACCGATACTGGTCACGACCCGTCCTCCTGTTCCTGGCGGTAGTCCTCGGCGTATTCCTGCATCAGTAGGAACCGCTCCCGAGGAGTGAGGTCTTTGTCCAACTCCCGGCGTAGCTCAGCTTTTTGCTGCGCGGACGGAACAGAATCGACGGCTCTGCGGGCGGGTGTGCGCTCATCGGGGTCGTCGGGGGCGTCTGCGCGAACCCAGTAGCCTGGCGCGGTGAACGCGTTAGGCTCCGACGCAGACGGCATCCGGTACTTCAGCGTCGGATCTGCGACGGGTCTGCATCCTAAGTCCCACAGCCGTTTCGACACCAACTGTAAGTAATCAATGTTCATGATCAGCGGGCCTCCGTTCTGCCCCGGCCACGCCACCAACATCCACAGGAACGCTTCGTAAGGGTTTTCGGGGTCGCAGTTCTCCCTCAGCGGGAAACCCTTGTCGAACTTCTTGAATCCTTTGGGCCGTTTCTCACCCGGCCGGCCCAGATACGGCGCGGTGGTCACCACACCCCCAGGTCGCGCAGCCCGGCGACCATCGACTCGATTTTGCCCCAAGCGCGCTGGGCGGGGTCTTGCAGGATGCGGTCGTCGCCGATGCTTATCTGCCATTCGGGGGGCTGTTCGGGAGCCCACGCCAGGTCGAGTTTGCGGCAGCGGTCGATGTGAATCTTGTGGTCCCCTTTTAGGACTAAGCCGACGCGGTCGTCGAGGAAGAAATGCCCGAGGCCGCGGTCCCCGATCAGGAACGGCAACCCGTCGATGACGTTGACTTTCCACGACACGACGGTGCGGGTCGCCCAGAAACCGGCCCGCAAAACCATCAGCGAGCCGATTGTGTAGGCTTTGCCGCCGTTCTCCTGGAAGTACTCGAACAACCTTTCCCAACCGGAATGCTGGGCACGCTCGGTGGATTTCACTGACCACCAGGCCAAAATGGTGTCCTCATACAGCGGTTTCAGCAGTGTGTCGACGGTGCCGCCCAGGGAGCCGATCTGCACCAGGTTACCGACCACATCCCCCACCAACTGTATTGTGGCGGATATTGTTTCGTTGACGCCGGGCATGGAATGCCCACCGGTATTGACCTGCACCCCTTTCGCGGGGGAGTTGATCCACGCCGACGACTGGATCGGCGAGGTCTCACCCTCCCGGAACACCACATACGGCAGCGCAGGTTTCGTCAGCTTCAGATTCCCGGTGTAGTACTCGGGCGGCACGTCTGTGTCGGTGACCAGAACGGCGGTGGAGTCGATGAAATCCTCCGCGAACTCGGCGACGGTCCGGAATATCCCGTCGAATATGTTGCCGCCATTTGATGTTCCGACATAGACACCGGATTTGTCGACGATGTCGATAACCAGCGTGCCGTGGCGCAGGTTGGCGCCCTCCCACGGAGGCGGATCACCGTCGAGGTAGCGGTCGCATCGGACGGTCAGTTCAGCATCCTCGAGCATGACGTGGGCGGCGTCGTGCCAGTTCCCCATCCGGGAGAACAGCAGGCCCCACACGACACCGGATTCCATCGCGTCGAGGAAACTTTCCGGTTTCACCACCATGTGCCATGTCGTCATATCCAGCGCACGGAACCAGGACGTGAAGTCGAGCGGGTCATCAGGGATGGTGATCAGCGGGTTGTGTTCCCGTATCGGTGAATTCACCCACAGCGCCAGTTTCAGAAGCCAGGTCACCGGGCCACCGACGACGAACGCCCGCGGGAACTGAAAAGCGGCCGGCAGCCACGGGTTCGGCCAGATGGAAACCCATTTCACGTGTTCGTAGTCGTGGAGCCAGTCCATGACCATCACCTGGTCGCCGTCTTCGCGTTGCTCCACACTGAATTTGTCCATCAGCCCCGACCAGCGGGCTCCGCAGTAGTCGACGGTGATCGCGACGTTGCGGCCCTCCCCGCGGTCCATCCGGCCCTGCGGGTCGTTGACCCATTCGGCGAGCGGGGAGTCGAATGGTACCTCGAGCTGGCCGGGGCCGGTGTCGTTGGAGATCCACGAGAACTGGGCTTTGTATTCGTTGCGGACGACATGCTGCAACCCGTATTCGGCGTCCCAGATGCGTATCAGTGGTGGTTCGCGGCGCAGCGCTTCCTCGTCGCGTTTATGGGCGCGGGTGGTGTCCCAAATACCTTGGAGCAGACCGTCGTAGTCGACGCCGCCGAGCGGGAACGGCAGCGTGGCTGGCAGCACCGCGCCCACATCTAGGGCGGGTTCGGGTAGCCCGTCCATGACGCTGACCAGATAGTCGGAAGCGATCTGGTAGGTGGTTCGGCTGTCGCCGGGGATGGGGGTGTCGAACGCGTAGCCGAGATGCCCGAACGTGCCGTGGAATAAGCTCTCGTCGATGAAGTAGCTGTACAGGTATTTGGCTATTTCGGTGACGAGGTCGGCTGGTTGGCCGGGGAACTCGGCGAGCGCCGCCGTGACGATGTTGGTGGACCCGTTGTAGTCGCCGACCACCCATTCCCACATGGCGGTCGCCAAAGCGGATGCGGTGTCGTCTCCGTTGGTGCAGATCGGGTCACCCGCCAACGCGAATTCCCACCACTCCGAACCGGAGCCGGTGAGCCGGTCCCCGCTCGGTGCGATTCCGTGTCCGCCGGGGTCCACACCGCCGGGGAACATGTGCCCGGCCTGACGGTACGGGTTCGCGGCGACGAACCCGCCGAGGAAGTCTGCCTGCCGGGAATGCAGCGACCCGGCCGGTTTTCGTATCTCGTTGTAGACGATGCTGCACACCGCGGCGCCTTGGGACTCCCCGGAGATGGCGAACAGGCCGGTGGTGTCGTTGATCGCGTCGATCAGATTCCCTACACCCTGGTCGATGCTCCACTGCATCGACGGCAACAGCGATGCGGGGTAGATGATGCTGCGAACGTCATAGATGCCGAACAGTTGCCACCATTCGATCGCAATGAATTCCTGCACAGGCAGATACGGCAACGTGTTCAGGGTGCCGGGGACGTGGAACAGGACGGGTTTTGCTGTCATGATCCGGTCCGGTAGGCGTAGAACCAGGCTTTTCCGTCGGCGCCGTCCCCGCCGCGACCCAGAGGCCACGCCCCGGCACCGCCGCCGCCGGGCCGGTTGCCGCGCTCACCGGGGGTGTTCTCCTGCGCCCCACCGCGATAGGTGCGGCCGTTCAACGTCACCGACCCCGCCGCTTCACCGGGGTTGAACAGCCACGCCGAAGACGCCCCCGCGGCGGTCAACGTGGTCATGCCGTCCGCGGATGCGGTGGTGGGGTAGCCGTCCTCGCCGATGGTGAACGGTGCGCCGCCGTGCCCGCCCGGCGGTATGAACCCGGTGATGGTGGTTGTGTCCCAAGGGATGTCGTCGCCGCGCAGCACAGTGGCGGTAGTGAAGTGCCCGGCCCGGCCGCCCGACCCCCATGTGCCGAGGCCGCCGCCCCAGCCGCCGTGCCCGGAACCGAGCAGGACAACGTCGATGGTGTCGCAGAAATCGGGGATGTGGTAGGTGTAGGCGCCGGGGCTGCTGAATGACGACGTGCGCGGCCTGCCTATCGGGGCGACACCGTCTGGTGTAGAGGGCAGCTCCAAACCCCACGGGCGGCTCCACCGCCGAGGTACCACCAGTTGCACAGCGGCGCCCCCGGTCGGGGCGGCCTCATATGCGACCGGCAGCTCCGTCGGCGGGGTGTAGGGGGGGATTGCGTAGTTAAAAAACTTCCCCGACAGTTGCCCGAGAATGTTCGTGTTGTTCTGATCCCGGAACATCAACTCCTGCCGGTCGAGATCGACTACGGCGCCGCCGTTGTGGATACTGACGACGATGTCGTCGATGGTGCGGTCGGGGTTGTCGCCGCCGGGTTCACGTTCACCTTTCGCTCCTGTCCACGACTGATCCGGCAGCGACCAGGTGGCTCGGGTCAAGATCCATTTCTGGTAGGCGATCATGTCGGTGGGGTTCTGCACCACCACAGTCCCATTCGTGGATGCGGAGCTGTCGGAGAATGTTGAGGTTGCGTCGTCCTCATACCAGAACGGGTCCTGCGCACGAAGTTTCAGAATGAGGTTGCCGTACTGCTGCATCATCGGGTCGAGGTCAGGGTCGAAATCCGGTGCCTCATACATGAGCACGTCGATTTTGCGGACCCCGGACAGGGTGGTTTCCACCTCGATCGTGGTGGGCTGCCAGTTGTCGTCCCACGGATCTGGTTCGTAGTCGAAGATCTGCCGGAACAGCGACTCATTCAACTCGTAGAGATCCGCGGTTTCTTTGATGTGGAACCCTAGGTTGATATCCCGCGCCAGCCACTTACGAGCTCGGAACGTCGAACCCTCCTGGAAGGCACCGGTTTTGTAGGTCGTTTTCACGGGGGCATCATACAGGTTGTGGACCTGGCCTTTGGCAAGCCAGACGCCTTCTTTGCCTTCGTTTTCCCCGTGGACGTGGAAGATGGTGTCGCCTTTGACGATCCGGATGGCGACGATGCCGGGGTCGGTCACGGCCGCCCCGAGTACTGCATCATCGCCAACCGTTGCCGGTTACTGATCTGCCGGCCCACGTCTTCGGCGTCGACTGCGGTCAACTGGTTGATGTAGACGCCGTAGTTTGATGCGAGCGGCCCCATTTCGCCCATCGCGTCCCACTGGTCTTGTGTGAGGATGGCTTCGGGGCGCCGGGAGCGGTTCACGGCGACGGCTTGGGGTGGCAGGATTCCGCCCTGGTCGTAGATGGCGCCGCCGCCGCGGTAGCCGAGGATGTTCGCGATCAGGTCGAACGGCTGCGTCGGGTCGGTCTGCTGCGGCGGTGGGGCGCCTTGGTTGCCGGGTCCGGGTGGTGGGCCGGGTGTGAACGGCTGCGGCCCGCCGGCTGTTCCTCCGGTGACCTCTCCCGCCGATGGCGGGCCGGGCACAGAGGGTTTCTGCCCGAACGCCGGCACCGGCCCCTGCTGCGGCTGCGCGCCGGGCAGCGTTTCGGGGGACACAGGCCCGCCGGGCTGCTGCCCGACATCCGCCGACCCCGCTGGGGTTCCCTCTTTCTGCCCCTCGAGGTCGCCTTGCTGGCCCTGCTGAAAAGCCTTTTCAAGGGTGGATGTGGCCAAGCCTTTAACGTCGAGTTGTGGCAGGAATTGGGTGTAGTCGTAGCCGAGCCAGCGCGGCGCCCCGAACGGAAACAGTTGCTCGATCGCAGCGTCACTCCAGATCGCCGCCAACTGGAATCCGTAGGACGACACCCGTTTAGCTTCGGTGGCGGCTAGGCCGACAGCCCAGTTCGCCAACGCTCCGGTCGCCTGACTCGACGCCGGACCCGCGGCGGCGCCGCCACCCCCGCCTGCGGCGCCCCCGGCGGCTATCGCGGCCGAAATCCCGGCGTTGATGCCCTGTTTCGCCGCGTCGGCGGCGATGTCGATACCACCCGCGACAGCTTCATTCCCCAAATTCAGTATCCCGGCGAGGAAACTTGTCCCGGACACGGTTCCGACGTTGGCGACCTGCGCGGCGGGGATGAACCCTTCGGTGCGGCCCCCGGCAGAGTCTCCGAGACCTTGCGCCACGCCGTCGTTGACGACTCCTGCGACCTGCTGCGGCGACGGCCCCGGCTGTTCCCCGGTGCCGCGGTGAACGTTCGACAAGTTCCCCGCCGGGCCGCCCGGCCCCGGCGCGGGACCAGCCGGGCCGCTCGGGCGTGACCCGCCGGGCGGTTCGTAATACCACTGGTCGGCGAAATCCTGCGCCCCCGCAGCGCCCGGCCCGTAGATACTCATCCCGGCGGGGCCGTTCTCGATGTTCACACCGTTGGGCAATGTGCCGGCGACGTGCCCGCCGCCTGGACCGCCGTGCGTCATACCGATGTTCAGCGCACCCGGCTTGAATCCCCGCTTGAACCCCAACTGTTCGAACACCGCGGGGCCTGACTCGGTGTTGAACTTGCGGCCCGCAGGCAACCCCGCCATCGCCGAATACACCTCAGACATGTACTCCGAACAGTCGAAAGTGCCCCACTGGTACGGTTTCCCGCGCAGCCGGTAGGCGGCGTCGATGGCCCGCACCCTGGGGTCGTTGGGGTCGACCTCGCCGCCGCCCTGCATGTGCAGCGCCCGCCGGAACGCGTACACGCCGCCCTGGCCGCCCAAAGCTGTGACATCGGCGCGTGTGAGCATGTGTTCGCCTGGTTCGGCCATGACCGGGACGATGTCGCCGCGTCCCGATCCTGGTATGCCGCCACCGGTTTGGCGGTTGAAGTTGTTTTTGGACGGGTCGTAGGTGAGGCCCCCGGTGTCTGGTCCGATGAGGCCGGGAACCTTCATCTCGCCGGGGGCGGGCACTATAGGCGGCGCGTTGCGCGGTGTGTCGGTCAATCCGGGCGGAAGTTGCACGATGCCGGGGATGATGAGTGGAGGGCCGGTCCATTTGCCGTTCACGACGCCGGGGATGTTGTTGATCATGTCTCCGGGCGGCGCGTCAAGTTTTATGCCGATATTGATTTTCCGCTCTTTGTCGGTGAAATTGTGAACCGACTGGTTGGCGTCGTCGATGGACTCCTTGGGAACCTCGACGTTCACTTTGATGTTGGGGAAGTTCGTTTCGACGAACTTTTTGACAGCGGTGGCGGCCTCTTCGGTTTTGGCTTCAACAACGAACTCGTGGGTGCCTTCGATCTGGGTGAGCGCCAACCCCGCGTCCTGCAATGCTTGGATCTGGTCCTTGGTGGGAGCTTTCACGACGAGCTGGTTGTCGTTGATAGCGATCTGAGTTTCGGCGAGCGGCTGAATAACGTCGTTGTACCGTTTGAGCGCGTCGGCGGCATCGCGCACTTTCTTGACCTTGTCGGCGTTCGCCCAGTCGTAGATCGTGTCCGCGAGCAGTCGGCTGCCCTCGGCGCCCGCCGCGATCGCCGCGATTCCCGCCGCAACCTCAGGGCCACCCAGAAACGCCAGCCCCTCACTGAACTTCGCCAATTTGCCTGAGCCGCCGACCAGTCCGCTCAGCGTGGAGCTGAGCCCGGAAGCTTCATTCACGAAGCCTTCCAGGGTGCCTGTGATCGAGGCGGCATCGTTGTTCACTCTGTCGACGAAACCGGCGAAACCTTGACCGAATTCTTGGATGCCGCCCGTTTTAAGCCCGAACGCTTCACCGATTTTCGCGATGACCCTGCTGGTTCCTTCGACCGCGGTGCCGACTTCGCTCAGCGCCCCTTGAATGTCGCCGCCGCGGACCTGATCCGCCACACTTTTGGCCCAGTTCTTGACTGTGCCTTTCATGTCTTCGAGCGGGCCTTTGAAGTCACCGCGCAGCGCTTCGCCGAGGTTGCGCGGGTCGAAACCGTCTTTGATGCCGTCAGCCATGTTCTTGCCGACCTGCTCCAAAGACCCTTGCAGGCTGGGCGGCAACGCGTCGAAAACGGTTTTCAGTTTCTGCTCGATGCCGGTGGATTTCAGCTCGGCGACGACACCCTCACCGAGACCCTTGCCGAGTTCTTCGCCGATGATCTCACCGGTCGACTTCGACTTGACCGTCGCGCGTATCGACTTGTCGAACGTTTCGCCGGCCTGCTTACCGGCTTTCTCCATCTCCGAATTGACTTTGGAGGTTTCAACTTCGATCTTCGGTTTGATGACAGGGGCGTCACCGCCCTTATTGACCTTCTCGATCGCGTTGTTGACGTCTTTTTTTACAGCGTCGGCGTCTACTTTCGGGGTGATCTTGGTGGCGTCACCCTTCATCATGTCCTGCAACGCTTTTTTGAGTTCTTCGGCGAACTTTTTGGTGTCGGGGACGATCGAAATGTAGGCGGTGCCCAGTTCAGTCATTGCGCCTCCCTCCGGGTTTTGCTATCCCGCAACTGTTTACGACGCGCCGCCAACTCGTCACCGGTTTTCGGGCCGTACTTATTCGTGGGTGGGTCGTTGGGGCGTTGCACCGGTTTCGGTTTGCTGCGTTTGCCGCCTGCGCGTTGCCAATTCGCTAGCTGAATGCCGAACAGGATGGCTGACAGGAAATCCGCCTCTGGGGTCCACCACCACGACTTGGGGTGCTCCGCCCTGAATAAAGCGGACGCCGGGGTGGGGGGTAGGTTGTTCACGAAATCCCGCAGCTCGGTCCAGGACAGGACCTCACCTATGTCGCGGATGCGGTAGCCCGCGAACGTGATGAGGTCGAACTGGATCGCCCCTGCGTGTTCTTCGACGAACCGGCAGAGGCTGGTGATTCCCCCAGCGGCATTGCGGACTGAGCGGCCCATTCGCTGGAGATCTGTTCTAGTTCGCCCAGCGACAAAACGGATATCGCTTTGTGCTGTTCGTCGGTGATGAACGGCCGCAACGTCGCCAACGCCATCTCGCGGGACCGTTGCGCGGAGGTGTAGTCGTCGCTGGTTTCGCGGTTCTCCACCTCGTTGACGTTCTTCTGTAGCTCGACGAGGTCGTCGATCGGCATGTAGTTGTAGCGCGGCAGCACCAGCACGATCGGTTCGCTATCTTCGACCGGGTTTTCGTTCTCGTCGAACGCGTATTCGCCGTTGATGTCGATGGGCAGTTCGAGTTCGATTTTTGTGCGTCGACTGTTCGAGCCGACGATGCGGGTAACCAAAGCAGGGGCCTCTCGATGTTGTTGTGGCGGGGGCTTTTCAAGACTTCCCCAGGGTAGTAGGCCCCTGCCAGGTTTTCACCACCCTGGGGAAGTGACCTGGTTCAGGAGCCGGGGACGTGACCGATGTCGGCGACGTATTCGACGACCGCCTCGGGCAGCCCGGTCGCCGGCTTGTAGCAGTCGATCGTGATCTGATACGACAGCAGATCCGTGTGTACGTAGGTGATGTCACCGACTGAGGTGACCTGGCCTTCCTGCACAACGATCCGGCGCACCTTCGCGCCGTCGATGACCTCCACGACGAACGCCGAGCGGGGCAGCATCAGCGAGCCGTGGTTAACGGTGATGATGCGGTCACCGCCGGTCGCCGACTGGGTGACGTTGGTGTCGCCGAACACTGTGCGCAGCACATCCGGATCGGTTTCCAGCAGCGTCAATTGCAGCGACTCTTCGTAGTTGTCCTGGGTGACCTTGACCACGTCGCCGCCGAAGCTATGGTGTTTGGTGGTGTCGCGGTTGAGGGTCAGGGTGATTCCGCCCTCGCCGAGCCAGCCGTGGTCCACGAACGCCGCCCCGAGGGCGGTGGTGGCATCGGTGGGGAGGGTAGTGCCCAGCGGGGCGCGGTAGAAGACCCCGGCGTCGGAGGGTCGGGTGGCGGCCCAGATCAGGCTGGAATCGGCCATGTCAGTTGTCCTTTCAGGCAACAGATGGCAGGGGCCTGAACAGGTTGTTATTCAGTTATGTATTCGGTTGATATTCAGTTTGATTTGACGCACAGGTCGCCGTGGAACTGCCATCGCTCCCTGTCCAGAATGTCTGGGTGGGGGAAGTCGGTGGGGCCGTCTTCGTTGTCCCACGCCCGAATCCATATATCCCCGGCCGTTGTTTCAACGGTGGTCGCGGATGCATTGCGCAGCGCCGAGCGTGCCGTGTTGCACATCGCCTCAACCTGCGCCGGGTCGGGGGCGAAACACTCCACCAGGATGCGGGCATCGTCGGTGACGGGGGTGTCCTGACTGCCACCCACCCTCGTCACTTTCACGAACCGCTCCGGGCGGCTGTTCCGGGGCAGCTTCGCGGACACCTCCGCGTAGCCGCGGAACGCATCAGCCAGGATCGTGATCGCCGCCAACACAGCGGGTTTCGGTGTCGGCCAGATCAACATTAGAGAACTTTGACCAGGGTGTTGTGGCGGGCGTTGGAACGTTTCGCTTCCGCTGTCGCGGTGAACACCGTGACCCGCCAACGTCCTTGCGGCTTCTTCGCGCCCTGACGTGAGCTCATCTTGTAGCCGTCTTTCTTTTTGAGGGTGGCGTTGGCGTGCTGCACACGCTGCCGCCCATTCACCTCCAACAGCCCGATGACTCCCGGCAGGGCGCGCAGCTCGTAGAAGCAGCCGTTCTTCCATCTGATGTAGAACCCCGGATCAGCCATCAATGACCTCTACCGCTTCCCATTTCCCGTCAGCGAACACAGCTAGCAGGTCCTCGCCGCCGCCGGACCAGATGCACAGATTGTTGTAGTCCTGCTCAGTGGAAAACCGCGTCGCGGAAGGGAACTCGCGGACATCGTCCTCGGTGTGTACGACGATCACAGGTCCCCACCCGTGTAGGGGTCACAGATCTCGTTCACATCGAACGACAGATCGGAGCCGAGCACTTCAGAAGCAAGTGCGACGGACACGCTGCCCCCGCTGATCCGGTGCGGATTCAGCCTGGCTTTCTGCGACTTGGTGAGCCACGGCCCGGTCGTGGTCGGATATTCAGCGCCAACTCTGACAGTGGTTGCTTCACGGATGCTGTTGTATCCGCCGGCGCCATAGTCAGCCGTGGTGACCTCCGGGCGGCTGAGGACACCGGCAACCACGTCGGCGACTACGCGGGTGACGGCGCCCGGCACCGGATCTGGTTCACCCCCAAGGTAGTTGATGACCAGATCCGACGCCGACTCCAGCAGCACCGCCACATCTTCGGTGAAAGACCGCCCGAGGGCGGCTTCCACATCGTCCTCAGTGGCAAGCGCCATCGCAGTTAGCTGCCCGCGCCGGTCGCGATAGCGACAGGTGTCTGGTTGGTGCCCAGCGTGGTCGTGGAAATACCCAGCACGTATGCAAACCGCGCCTTCATGCGGATAGCCACCATGTCACGCTCAGCAAGGTTGATCGAACCGACAGTTGCCTGGTCGAGGAATTTCACCGTGATGTCCTGCCGGACACCGATTCTCACCCGCGACGAGTCGACAACGATCAGGCTGGCCTCCGCCGCCTCCCACGCACCGTTGCGGTTGAAATAGGTTTGATACCCGCCCAATGATTCGTTGCGGAATATCGGCGCACCAGTGCTGTCGCGGATGTTCTCCACGTCGTAGCGCAGTGTGAGCGGCCCGAGCAGCGTGTCGGGCATGAACCCGGTCTTGGCGAGCTGCCGACCGGCTTTGTTGATCGAGCCGGGAATGTCGGCGACGTTCGCCGCGCCCAGCGTGATCGCCGAGGTTTGAGACGCCGCAACCGCGGCCGCCACCAGATCCGGAGACACCCACGAGGACGGCTTGTTAGTGCCGTGGATCACCGCCGAGTCCAGCACTTTTCCGATCGCCTCACCACCGCGGCGGGTGACCTCCTCCAGGATGGAGGTGGTGGCGTCGTCGAGCACATTTTCATGCACCGGGACGATGACGGCGATTTCCTCGGCGACCAGCGTCAAGTCCGCCCAGGTGACTTCGCTGGTCGGTTTCGCCGCGGTCTCAGACACCCACCCTGCGGTCGGCAGGGACGCCAACACCGGAAGGTGGGTGGTTTTCGTTCCCATGTTCACTTTCGGGAACGCTTGCAGCACAGTCGAAGACGCCACCGCAGCGTCCAACAGCACGTGGCTGTAAGCCTCTTCGATTAGGGTTGATACATCAGTTCTGTTGATATCAGCCATGATTGGCTAGTCCTTATCTATCCTGTCCGGTACGCGCGCAGAGCTGCGGCGGCCCGTTCTTTGGGGTCCATGCGTGAATCCGAGCCCGTAGCACCGGATTTGAGCCCGGCGGAAGACTTCGTACCTTTCTTCGGCTTATTAAGTTCGTCGAAGAACGTCTTCAGCTCGTCGGCTGACTCCATCAGCTCCTCGATTGTGTCGCCGCGCAGAAACCTTTCTGGTACGTCTTTAGCGGTGGCGACCTGCTGTCGAAGGGTGCGGTACAGCTCGGATTCGAGTTGCACGATCCGCTCGGCCTGCTTCTCGGCTTCTGACTTGTTGGCCGCCTCGATTTCGTCGAACTTAGCGGCCTTCTCGGTCAGGTCTTTAATTTTGGATTTATAACGGTTCTCGAACCCTTTTACGATCTTGTCCAGTTGCTCCTGGGATGTGATGGGCTCGAACTCCGTTGCAGCCGAATCTGTTTCGGAAGGTGCTTCAGCCGTAGCTGTTTCCGGCATGGGTTCACTCACGGTAATTTTTCTTTCGTGTTTCATAGCCCCGTCGGGCTGGCGTATTGTTTAAGCCCCGTCGGGCTGGCACCCGTTAGTCGCCGGGTGTGGGCGAAGCCTCATGCGCGCGCGCATACTCTGCGCGGCGCATATGGTTGACGATGTCGTTCATGTCGCCGCCCTCAGCGGCGGCTTTCAGGTAGTCCTCTTCCCACTGCCCGACATAATCGGGCGGCTCCCACGAGTCACCCGCGCGGATCGGGACCGCTACACAATGGCACAGGTCGTGGTACTTGTCGCCGACCTTGCGTTTACCCTTGGGGTTGACAACCCTGGTGGCCGATTGTTTGCTGACGTACAGCGTTTCGCGGGTGGCCAGCATCGCGCAGAACGAACACGCATTCGGCCGCGCATGCCGCGCCCACCTCACACCCTCGCGGTCAGCGTTGTGTTTGACCGTTGCCCGCGACTGATTCCGGATATAGCGGTCCAAACTGTCAATCAAAGATCCGAGCGGATCGTCCTGATTCACCGCCCAGTCGACGTTCTTGTCCAACTGTTCTGTCGGCGGCAGCGGCGCCGGCTCAGGATCATACGGCGCGTCGGGGTTCTGCCCCCGATACCATTCTGTGGTCACGTCCGCTGCGGCTGAGCCGTAGGGTTCGGCGATGTCGGGATAGTTGCGTTTGATGGTTTCGTGGTCCTGCCCGCGGGCCATTTCGATCACGTCGCGGGCGGCTTGCTGCGCGATCTGGTCAAGAATGCTGTTGAAGCTGTCCGCCTCAGCCGGTGACGGCACCGTTACTCATCGGCATATTCGCGGGCGACGGCTTAGGTGGTGTCGGCGCCGACACGTTCGGGGGCTGCGCTCGCAGCGCCGACACCAAATCAATCCCCCGATTACGGCGCAACGCATCCTTGATCGACTGAGTTTTCTGCTGCGTCACACCGGGAATCAAATCCACCAGCTCATCAATCGGCACCCCAGCCGCCGCAAGCTTGGTCACACCATCAACGATCGCGCCGAAAGCACGTGCCTCGGTGTCCCGCCACACCACCTCCGCAGACTCATCCGAAGATGTGACAGTGTCGCCTTCGATGTGGGCGGCGAGCCGAAACACTTGCTCCCACGACTCCCCGAACGAATCCCGCTTGGATTGGAGTTTGCGTTGCTGGTTAGCCTCAGCCGCAGCCAACGCCTCAGCGGACACGTTGACCATGCGTCCGGTGATCTGCGACGGACTTATCTGCGCTGAAAGAGCAACTGCCTCAGTCATTTCCGCCAACACGCCGTTGTAGTTGTCCAGGCTGGCGGGCGGGAAGCTGGAGGTTTGCACATCGGGGTCCTCGAACGCCCACACACGGCGCGCCGACGCTGTCAGTACCTCAGATGGTGTCCCCGACCAGCCGGTGATAACTTTTTGCGGATAAGCGCCGAATCGCGACACCAACAGCCGATCGAAGTTGACGGCATTTATAGCTTGCTGCTGCCTGATAAGCGGGGCGATCTCACCGACCACCATGTCATCGGCGTCGCGCTCATTGACGAACCGAACCACCGGGCAGTTATCGGAACCGTGACGGTAGGCATCCTCAACCTCAGCGATCTGCGCGGTACGGGCGATCGAAGTCGCGAACTGATCATGGCTCAGTGTCGGGATCGACCCCATATCAAGCGGATAACAGTAGGTGTCGTCGTAAAGCATGCCCCGCCAACGCGCCTTCGCGTCGGACTGGTCCACCCACTGCTCAAACGCGTACTGCGGCCACAAATCAACCTGCGTGTCCGCATAAACAGCCAACAACTGCCGCGGTGACTTCGTGTGCCACACAGACCCCTCTGCGCCCTTCGTAACAATCACGTAGGCCGCGCCGTAAGTCACCGCGGGACGATGCACCTCGTCTTGGCGGGCGTCCATCCGGTTACGCTGCCACGCCTCCCACGCCGGCCCGTTCTCCTTCGCCAACGCATCCCGATAACCCACCACCGACAGGTTCTGCGTAAAACTGTCCCGCACCAGTGAGAGCACGTTCTTGATCGACAACCGGGCTAGGTCCTTGATCTCCGGTTCAGAGCCTTCCGGGACAGCGGGGGCGCCCATCTGCCCCGTCACATAGCCGTACACGCGGTCCAGCCACACCCGCTCAGACAGATGCAGCTGCCACATGTCGGCGACGAGCAGGCGGATCTGATCCTCGTCAAGCACCTAGACAAACACCGCCCTTCCTGTCCTAGATCTTGGTTTCTCCGCAACCTCACTGGATGTCAAACCCCACAAAGCCAATGTCGCCGCAGTAACCGCCGTGATATCCGACTCCGAATCCTTACGAGACCAGCCCCACCCGCTGTCCCCGATCGGCCGCTTACGAGCCACCGACAACGCCACATTCAGCATCGGCTGATCCAAATGCCGCACATGCCCATCCATCACCGCATCAAACAAACCCCCGCACGCCGCCGCCATCTGCCGCGCAGTCGTCCTCGTCACCGCAACACCCCGCTGGCCCAGCGGATCAATCAGCGACGCCGCCGCGGACATGCCGTCAATCACCACCGCCCGCACCTCATGCCGCGCACAGATATCGACGAACCGCTGAATCCCCCAATCAGGTTCCCCACGGCGGGACTCCACCACATCCACAAACGGCAACCCGCCGACAGTCCAGCCCGCCGCGGCGATAGACGCTGTGTCCCGCGCCGGGGACACATCAATCGCCACCGCAACCTCACCACCACTGTCGACCAGGTTGGAGTCGGCGCACGCCGCCCACGAATCCGCCGAAATCACCCGCTGAGTGGCCACATCCGACCACATCCCCAACCGCTCCCGAGCGAAACCCTCATCAGAAGCGACAGCCCGCTCAGCGATCACATTGTCGTAAACGATCCGGCCACCCAACGCCGGATTCGCCTGCGCCCACGCCTGCGGATCATCCAAATCGCAGCCAGTCTCAGCGGACCACTCAAACCAACACGACCGGTGATCCTTACCCTCCAGACCGCGCACCCGGAACCGGTCGAACACCACACCCTCAGCAGTCGACAACGGCGGCGTCCCCAACAACCAAATCTGGTGATTCGGCCGCGCAGAAACCGTGTACAGGATCGCCTCCCACGCCTGATCCGACAGGATCTGCGCCTCATCCAACAGCAGACAATCCGCCGAAAACCCGCGGATCGCCGACTTCGAACGGGTAACGAACTTCAACTCCTGGCCCGACCTCAGCCGGATGTACTCCCGCGCAACCGCATTCCCCACATTGGCGACCTTGCGGCGCAGATCATCGAAATTCTCGAAATAGGCTTTGATCCGCTGAAACGTCACCTGAACCGTGCGGGTCTCATGCGCCGACACGATGATCGACTGCTCGGCCAGCAGCAGCATCCCAGCCAACGCCCGCGCCTCGATGATCGCGCCCTTACCGTTCTGCCGCGGACACGAAATACCGATCTGCTTAGCCGCCCACATACCGTCGACACGCTCACCCATCGCCCCCTCAAGGACGTTCTCCTGCCACGGCTCACACACCAGCCCATACGCCGCCGCCAAAGCGACAACGTCCTCCCAGGAATTAGCTCGAACGTTTTTGGGTGCGTGTCTTATGCGCGGCACTGGCGCGCCTTCTGGCAGCGCGACGGTCGGCGATTTCATCAGCGGCACTCACATGCTGGGATTGGGGCATATCGTCTATCTGCTGCAACACATCGGTCAGGCGCAACGCCAGCGCGGCAACAGCCTGCGGCTGGACACAGTCGTCCAGGTCTTGTGCGAGCCGGTCACGCAGCGCGGTCAACGTGGCCAACCGGTCACCGGTCTGAGCAATACCAACTAAACTCACCAACCACCTGCTTTACATTTCCGCTGCGTGTGTAAATGCCGCA